TATATTAAATTCTATTGTTTCTGTTTTTTCTATTTCTAATGAGCTGTCCATATCTTTTGCCATAGCTGTAGTTAAATTTTTTTTTAATTCCTCTATCATATCATCATAAGGCTTTGTAATAAATCTAGTTCTTTCTAAACCTCTCTGCTTAATACTTCTAGCAATTAAAAAACCTAAACTTTTATCTGTTATAAATCTGCCTTTTTTATCTCTGCCCTTTAAACCTTTTAATTTAATCCACGGTAATATAGCTCTTAATGGTGGTTGTTTTTTACCAAATTTAAATTTACTACCCTGACCTCTCATTCTACCACTACCTTTGTAGCCCCCTGCTCCTTTTACGCCTTGATCTACATATAGCCAATAATCCTCTGCACTCCCAAAGTCCATAACAAATTTAACACCTGTGTTAGTTTTTTCTATATCATAACTCATCTCATTAAATAGAGTTCCCTTAGCTCTCTTATCTTTCTTGTTTAGATTTGCTCTAGCCTTTTGTATTAGCTTACTACCAAAATTAGTTAAAACTCCTTCTAATGCTTTTGTTTCTAGTTTCATTATGAATTTCTATCTTCGTCACTAGGCTCTATTGGTGCATTACATAGTGAATTAGGGTTATTAACTTGCATTGTAAAACTAGCAGACCAACCTGTTAACATATTAGAAAATCTAACTGTAAAAGGCTCTGCATTTATAGGTAGGTTTAAAACTACCTCGCCAGGTACGTAACTATATTTTTTTCCACTATCTCCCCCTGATGTTTGTACTGATAGATTCTGTCTAAACTCTGCTATAATATCTTGCATAATTTGTAACATTTCTGACCATACCTCTTCACGATTTGATAAATCTTCTTTTACTAAATTCATAGTAAATACAGTAAAAGTATAAGTCATTACACCTTTATCTATATTAGTATTACCTGGCTCTACATATAATATAGGAAAATCTGCTTGGTCTAATTTGTTTATGTCCACTTCATCAAGCATACCACTATGAAAAGAATTAATCAAAAAATGATTAGTTGCTACTGTTTTAAAATCGTCTATAAAGTTTTTATATGTTATCATTTATGCTTATTATAATTGTTTCTTTCTATATTGCTTTTGTCTTGTTGGTAACTTAAATATGTTAATACTAAAGATATCTCTGTTTTAGTAACTGCTTCAATATTTAAAATATTATCATTACACAAAGCAAATATTATATTATACCACCCCCATTTACCTGCTAATGTTTTTTCTCCTGGCTCATCTTCTTCATTTCCATCGAATAATTGTTTAAATCTTCCAATAAGTTTTTCCCTAAACGAAAAAAAAAATCTATCGCAGATAGTGTTGTACTCATTGGTAGCTCTTTAAACTTATCTATTTCTAATTCATCAGGATCATAAGGCTTTACGCTATAAAATCTACCTGACTCTCTATCTATCTCTCTATATAAAACTGACATAATTCTATGCAAGTTTCTATTTATATCTTTACCGTACTCTTCAACATCTATAAACTCCCCTGTTGTTATCTTGCTTAAATTAGGTACAAATCCATATTGTTTTCCTTTAAACTTTATTCTCTTTTCTAATACCGTTTCATTCTTGCTATTTACAAATTTGTTTATTTTGTCCACTAAAAGTTTTTTTTGTTTTAATTGTAGTCTTTTTATTAACTTCTTATCAATCTTACAAAACATAGAAATAATTTCATCATCTCTAGTTTTTCTTTTAGTGTTTACTATTTGTAAGTACCTTTGAAATTCCGCAATAGTAATGTCTTTCCATTCAGTAGGCACTATAACTTCAAATTGTTCTCTAGCCATTTGTTATAAATATAAAATTGTTGTTTTTGTTCATAATATGTAATACTTACCACTATAATTAGTAGTTAGCTTGTTTAAAGCAGTATATCTAATAGCGTCAATAAGGTGGTCTAATTGATTTGTAGCAGGTTTGTTTATTACTTTACCATTCTTATCTACTAGCCATTTATAATACTTAAATTCATTTATAGCGTTTGTGCTATTTTTTGTAATATGTATTTTAAATCTTCTTAATACATCAATACCCATATTAATACTATCTGCTCCTTTCTTTGCAGGTTTTACATTAAAGCCTAATCTATGTATCTCTTCTATTGACTTCGGCTCTGCGGAGTCTGCAATTATTTCTGTTTGTCTTGTTATACCTAATTCCCTTAGCTTGTTTGCTATGTCTTGATTTGTTAAACCTTTAGCATATAACAGTTCATTAATATATAAATCATCATTGAGCTTATATACTTCTGCTATTGCTGTGGGGTCGTTAGAGTACCCCCAATCTAAACCTAAAGCAATTAGAGTAGCTTCTGTTGGTATGTTATTACATATCTCAAATTGTCTAAATATGGTTTCAGTAGGTTGAGCCATATCACCTAGTCCATATATCTGCCAATAGTTAGAATCTAATTGTTTTAACCTTTCTATTTCCTTTATTGTTTCATCAGGTAAAAAAGGGTTATCTAAATAAGTTGATTTAATAAATGTGCAATCTTCTCTATTCATTACATTGTCATATATCCAACTGTAAGGGTCTGATGGATTAAAATCTAAATATATATTCTCTGTAGTTCTTAATGATAACTGAACCCAATCCTCAAACCTAAACTCATTAGCTTCATTTAACCATAATATATTTCTTTTTCGTCCTCTTATCTTCTGTGGCATGTCAACTGAAATAAACTCTATTTCATTACCATTCAGTTTATAAGTTAGCTCTGACTTATTATGATTGTCAGGATTATATAAATTGTGTGATTCTAATATATTAAAGAAATCTCTATAAGCAGTTCCTTTTAGAGCAGGTAGTGTTTTTCTACAAATAGTATATACCTTACCCTTGCTTTGTAACGCTTTAAGAATTATTAATTGAGCTAATGAATATGTCTTACTACTTCTTGTACCACCTTGATTAACTACAATCCTTGTACTAGCATTAAGATTTTTTTGCAGAACTACCGTCCCCTTTAGATTCAATAATTTCAATTTCTATTTTTTTTATTTCTTCTTCGTTAGATGTTAAGTTAATATTCTGTCTTTGTACATATCCTCTTTTGTGTCCTTTGTGTTGTAAGTAAAATATAATACTTTTCTCTTTCTCATTCTCTATATTCTTAAATAGCTTTGTTTCTACATAGTCTAGTTTTACATTGTCTATCTCATCTACCTTTTTTCTAAACTCCTCATCTTCTTTATACCATTTATAGAAACTACTTCTACTTATGCCTGACCTATTACAAGCTGTTGATACTATACCTAAGCTATTCTCTAATGCTTGTAGTAATGCGTCTTTCTTAAGGTTGTGTTCTTTTTTGCTCATTTTATTAAATTTATTTTATAGTTACTTTATATCCTTGTGCTTTTAAATCTTCATATAATTTATTAGCTAACTTAATGTCTTTCTCTTTTACTGTTACTGTTGTTGGTTTATCTTCTTCTATTTTGTCAATGTTAAAACCAAGCTCAATATGCTTAAACCCCCAATCTAGTAAATCATCTATATCAAAGTTGCATAACATATCCATATCCCATTCTGCTGTATTCTTGTTTAACCTTATGTTTAACTCCCTTTCGTCTTCTTTAGATAGGTTAACTCTAACAGCAGGTACAAGCTCTGCTCCTAGCTCTCTCATTATTCTTACTCTTTGATGACCACCTACTATTACATCTCCATTTATTATTATAGGATCAACACAACCAAACTTTTCTAATGAGTTTTTTAAGTCCTCATATTGTTTGTTAGTCATTCTTCTAGGGTTATACTCTGCAGGGTTTAATTCTGCTATTTTAACTTTTTCTATTTTCATTAATTGCTATGTTTGTGTTTATTCAATTCTTTTAATTGATTGTTAAATACCTTGTCTGTTTCTGCTTTAATATGACATCTTCTACAAAGAGCTATAAGGTTTTCTATAAAGTCCTTATTCTTTGATCCTCCCATTTTTCTACCCTCTAAATGATGAATGTCAACAGCAGTAGTACCACAATGCTCACAAGGAATAAAATCATCTTTACAATAATCGTGGTAGTCCATATATATCTTAATATACTTCTTCATACTTTACAAGACTTTTCATATACCTTTTTAAGATTGTCCATTATTTGCTTATTACATGGACTACAACTTTTCCATTGTGGATTCTGACCAAACACTCCATTATATAAAGTTCCTATTATAGTTTTTTCTTCTGCGTTTAGCCTTTGTCTTAATTCTATACCTGGCACTACCTCATCATAAATTTTAATCTCATCTTCTGTGAATTGCCTTATGTTTCTAAAGTTTGGAAACATTTGATTAAGCTTTTTCCTACGTTCCTCACATCCACAATCATCACCTAATACTTTTTTAGCTAACTTATCTATGCCTGTTGCTTTAGTGAATTTTGCTATATCATCACCAATTCCTTTTGATTTTGTCATAACTTTAAAAATTTATATATTAAATAACTTATTATAGGTGTACTCATCATTATAGTAAATATGTTTAAATGAGGTTCACCACAAAAACCAAAGAAGTGTTTTATAAATTCAATCATTTTAAACTTTTTAAATAATTTTTAATAAATCTAATTGACTTACCTAATGTACTTCTATTTATCTTTGTTTCTTTCTGCATTCTATTTAAGCTAAAACCCTCTCTGTAATATATCTTAAATACCTCTACATCAAACCAACTTAAATGTTTTAACTTTTTTTCTATCCACTGTAATCTATCCTCTTGCTCCTCTAACTGTTTCATTTTTTCTTTAGTTAAAGGCTCTTTAGTATAAATATAAAAATCTTTTAATTGTTTTTCGTTGTATTGCTTTCTATACTTTTTATGGTAAGGACTTGTGTTGCTTTGATATTGATTCATCATTATTCTAACTATGTAAAAAGTAAGTTTCTTTTGTTCTATAATATCTTTTATTTTTTCTTTATTTGAATTGTATAAAGCTATTATAGTTTCGTGTAATAAATCCTCATAGTCAGGATGTCTATTGCTAGTTATACGTTTAGATATATCTAACAAATTATTGTAACTTTTTTCTAAATATTCGTTTAATTTTTGCAAAGCTCTATAAATAAATTAACTCCTGAATTTTTTAAAGCATTATACTCCCACTTTCCTAAAGGTGAAATTTCAACTACAACCATTTGAGGTGTGTATTGATCTTGTATAAAATCAATCTTATTAAGTATGTATTCATCCTCATCAATTATAAGCTGTGTTTCTTTGTGTATAAATACATCATTTGCTAATCCTCTATCTACTTCAAATAAAAAGTATCTAAAATTTTCTCTACCATCTTTTGTTCTAATATTTTTGTATGGGTCGTATTTTTTTCTCATATCGTTTTAGTGTATTTAGTAAATATGTCTATAAATTCCTCTAATGAATAACAAACAACCGCTTTATAATTTCTAGCAGTTAAATTAGCTAACCAAAGCTTTTGGTCTTTGCTAGGTTTATTATATTTAACTTTAAGCTCTACCATTAGTCCGTTATGTTTTAGATTAGGTTCAAATATTAGTATATCAGGAACTCCTTTTTTATAATGCTTTTTAACTAGGGCTTTTTGCTTATAGTTTCCTCTTCCTAAATAAACTCCACCTAGAGTAGATGTCCAAAGTATATGAGGATAATAGTTTAAATAATCTACTATACTATTATGTAAATCCTGTTCTTTCATTTAATTTGACTTTTTATATATTCCCAAGTTATAGCTCCTAGTATAAAAATAAATACTAATAATATTATTAAACTTAAATTACTAATCTGTATCATTTGTTATAAATATGTTAATTTGAAATATTAATAAATAAATATGTATTTCCCAATAAGTTCTTATCTCGTCAGGTGCAAAGTGTCTTACCCCAAACATTAAACCGTTCCTTATTAAAGTAATAAACATCATCTTTTCTTTCTGTATTTTATATATCCTGTAACTGTTTCAAATTTTTCATATCCGCAATCTGAAATTAAAAAAGAATAATATTTGTTTAATTGTGCTTGGTCATCTTTAATTCTATTAATATAAGCATTATCTAAAAAGTCAGGCATATTATTTGTATTACTTCCTTTACTAAAGTTTTTTTGATTTCTACACCAACGCTTATATCTTAAATTTGTATTCCAGGTTTTCTCTAATTCCCAACGCTGTTTTCCTACATTGTTTTCTTCTGTCCAATAATCTACAAAGTCTTCTATATGATCTTTAGGCTCTAATTCTTTTAAATCATTTAAAAACTTTTCTTTGCGTGTATATACTTTATTATTTTTAATTCTTATTTCTTTATTATTATTAATAGAGTTTGAATTTTTTAATATCTTGTTATTAAAATTCTTACAATCTAGTTCTTCAGTTTTTTCAATACTAGTATTTAAAAAATTTAATATCTGAGAATGATCTATCTTAAAATGCTTTTTAGCAGGTACACCCTTTAGCACTACCTGAATTATGCCCCACTTTTCAAGCACAGATAATGCTTGTTTGATTTGATAGTAAGAAAGGGTGGTACTACAGCTAATATCATTTGTTACATTAAAAAAATAGCCCCCATTATTCTGAGAGCTATCTTTAAAGTATTCTTCTTTTTGTATAAGATCAGAAAGAACTAAACTAGCGTCCACGCCTAAATTAACGAGAAGACATTTATTTAAAATTAAAAAAGGCGTAGTTGCTAGTATAGATTTTTTCATTTGCCTAAAATTATATAAAATTATTTTACATTTTATAAAATTTAATTATTAGTTATTAACAATTAATAGTTAAAAAGGCATTTGTACAGACTTTTTGTCTTTTAGAAATTCATCATACATAATAGTAAACTTCTCTACTTCATCTATTCCAATTTTACCACCCGCAGCTAATTCTATAGCTCCTTTAAAAGCTACACTAAATCTAATATCATCTTTAGCATCATTATTATTATTTGAATAACTAGGCTTTGTAGAAGTGCTATTAAACTTTGATTCACCTTTAAAAGCTATTTTAACAGTGCCTTTAGGGCTTATTGTATATTCTACCTCATCCCCTACCTGCTCATAGGTTTTGTCTTTCTTTTTGTACAATTTACCAATATCTCCATTTTCAAAGACAATAGTAAATATATACATGTCATTAAACTTTTCTGATTGTAAATTTAATTCTGTAATTTTTGATTTTTTAATATCCATTTTTTTTAGTATTTAATTAATAATTCGTTAATATCAAGTTTGACTATTTCACAAAGTAACAAAAGCTCACTTACTTTAAAGCTAAAAGGATTATCTAATTTTGCTAACATTGTAGGATAACTTAAAGATAATTCTTTAGCTAAGTGGTTTTTTCTTATTTTGTTTTTCATCATTTCCAAAATTAAGGTATCTCTTACCTCATCTTGTTTTTTAAATTGTGTAAATCTCATAAACAATAAATTTTATGCAATATAATTAAAATAACTTTACAAAAATAAAAAGATATTAACATTGTGATTGTTAATAAAGTGTTAATTATTTATTTGTTTTATTAAATTTATTTTACATATATTTGTTGTATGAAAACAAAAAACAAAATAATGTCAGAACAAACTTTTCCTAAGTGGGAAGGTAACATTAATAATATTCTTGACAGGATAGATAAAATATCTAACAATGAATATTTTAAAAGAGAATCAATTAAAGTAGAATATAAAAATAACAAGTAATGGAATTAATAATATTTTTAACTTTTGCATTAGTAATTAAAGCATGTGAACACGCAAACAATAAAGGATATAGATAATGGAAAAAGAAATAATAGATATATATTCAGATTGTTGTAACGCTCCTAGTAACTCTGACAGTCAAAGGTGTTCAGAGTGTGGAGAAATTTGTGAAACACTAAAACAAGAAAAATGAACATAACCATAAACGCTGATACTTTAGCAATAGCTTTGGCTCATAAAAAAGTAGAAAAAAAGTATGAAGATTTAAAAATTGAATATACTATAAATAACTATGAAGAGTTTAGAAGTTTTAAATATACTAAAGACGCACAAAAAGATTTTGACAAATTCTACAAATACTTTTATAACATAATAATAGAAAACAAGAAATGAATCAAAAAGAACAATTAATAAAATACTTAAAAGATCATTTTAGCATAACCACTTTAGAGTGTATGCAAAAACTTTTAATACTTGATTTGCAAGGTATAATAAGAGATGTAAAACAAGATGGATATAGAATAGAGTCTTTTTATATGAGCAAAAAAAATATGTATGGAGATGTTAAGAAATTTAAAAGATACTATTTAATACAAACACCTTTAGATTTTGAAAATTTTGAAAGAGAAAGAGTTGTATTAAAAGGTATAGTTTTAGAGTAGTTTGTTTATTCATTACTGTACTACTCTAGATAGGGGCAATTATATTAGTAGGGATAACATGCTAGTATTTTTGCCCTTATTTTTTATAGTTCCATTAATAAATTTATAGGTAACTTTCCATTGTTTAAAACAACAGCACAACCAATAGCAGGTTTCTTTCCATATTTAGCATAAGCCATAGCGTAACTTTCGTGATTGATCCCACAACCTACTTGTAAGCCAAACACTCTAAAATTTTGACCTACATAATGTTCACAATAGGCTTGTGTATGTAAATGCCCCTGTACTGTATTTTGCATATCTGCTCTGCATTTTGTTCTAGCAGTGCCACCCTCACCATGCAAATATTGTACATTATCTTTTTCGTATCTTTCTACAAAATTCCAATCAGGCACTTCTAATACTTCTTTATAACTTTTAATCCACTTGCTAGGTATAGAGCTTGTTTGCCCTTTACGGAAAATCATTCTATCGTGGTTTCCTATAATTACAGTTGCTTTAGGAAATTCTTTATACCACCTAGCTATACGCTTTATAGATAACTCTAGTTCATCTGCTCCACCCATTCCGTCTGCGTTTGTTTCGTGGTAACTTGAATAATGATTATCTATTATATCACCAATAAAAACAACTTCTGTACAATCAAATTGTTCATATTTAGATACACAAAATTCTAGGTATTTGTCTAAGCAGAAAGGTTCGTGTAAATCTCCAATGACTAAAACATTGTTTACTACACCACCATTAGAAACACGCATTTCTTTAATAAGATCGTGTTCTGATTTTGTTAGCCTAAGTCTATAATCTTTTTTTATTTCTTTTTGAATTTTTCAACTGATCGCCCACCAAAGTAAGCTCCTATCACCGTTATTAATGTAAGCTGTAGTAAGTCTGTCCACTTATCAGCTACTTCAAATGCTATAGATCCACTATCAATAAATACAAGTAGCATAGTGCAAACTATTAGGAATATTAAAACAAGTGGTCTTACTGATCTCGTTAAGATGTTTCCGTTTGAGTCTGCTTCCCACCTAGCTGTTATGTTTTTCTCAACTTCTATTTTATAAGAGTTCATTATTTCTTTTAGCTTTGCTTTAGCGTTTAGCTTTTCTTCTTTGTTAGTTATAACATTATCTAAAATCTCACCAACACCATCTATAACCTTTTCAGTTCCTAATATGTTTTTAAATATCCCCATATATATCTTCGCTGTTAATTAACGTATAGGTAAACTTGTTACCCCAAATTGCTTCAGCTTTATAACAAGCAAATATAAACTCTTCCCAATCATCATTACTTGCTATTACTTGACACCCTGCTGACCATTTATCTACTTGACTAGATTTCTTTCCTTTTCTAGCTGTAGCTCTGTGTATGTTTATACCAAAAAAACCTGTTTGTGTATTGTCATCATCTAAATCATAACAACCGTCCTTATTACTATCTCTATACACTTCTACCTCTCCCTCTCTTTGGCATAAAGCGTCATAGTTTCCTCTATGCTTATCTATTCTATATGCTTTGTATTGGCCAGGTTTCATACAAGCCACGCCCTCTACCCGCATTATATTTTCTACCCAATATCTACCTGGATCAGTAGTAGCGTCAAAACTATAAAATTGCCATTCGCCATCTACCTTATAAGATAGTGTAATTTTATCATCAAATTTATTTGTAACCTCATCACCTGTGGCACTATTTCTAACGCCTACAATGTTTAAATTATAATCGCCTTTATCAAACCAATTATATCCTTTGTCTTTTACTGTGTTTTCTATTAAATCTAAAGTTAATTTCATTATTCAAATTTACTAATTATTATACTATCTATTTTTGCTTGTACTTCTTTCTTGTTAACATTTAGTTGAAAAAGTAAGTTACCTGTAAAACGGCATACTTCTTGTGAATTGTTAATAACTACTAAAGTTGGTAGAACTTCTATATTATATTTTTCTTGTAGTGCTGTACAAATTCCAATATCTGCTTTAACAGCATTGCAATCTTCCAGGTCTTTTAAAAAACTACAAGAGTTTTTATCGTTCCATTTAGCCCAAAATTCTATTACTAACACGCCGTTAGTTTTGAGGTATTTATTTAAAGCTCCCTCACTTGTTATAGTATTTTGACTTATGGCAACTTGCCCTACCAACAATAGTAGTATGTATTTTAGAAATCTCATTTTAATTCGTAAACTCTTTCCTCAATCTTTTCTACTGTGCTTTCCATTTTGTTTAGTTTTTCAGCATTAGACATAACAGTTTTACTAATTAATTCTAGCTTTAAATCTAACTCTGATCTGCTTATTTCAGATTCAGGCAATCGTTTTGCTAGTTCTATTTCATTACTTAAAACATAATATTGTCCCACAAAGCTACTAACTAATACAACTATAGCTATAATACTTTTTAAAGATAAAGTGAATTTTGAACCCTCTGATATTTCTGTAGCCATTTGGTTATTTGTTACAAGATTTATCTGCCATTCCTTGACCTAATATTAAAGCAACCATAACAATCAACATAGATTGCATTTTTGTTGCACTAATTCCTAAATCTTCTGAAAACATTATAACCATTAGTATAGAGAAACCATACCAAAACTTTCTACTGTTTACCATTTTCATTATTACTTCTTTCATATTTTATTTTAATTTAAAGTTAATTTTTCCATTCTCTATATATAACCCTTTACGTCTATATATTTCCTTGCCCTCAATGTTATATATTTTATTTTCTGTTTTAGATTTGTTTAATATTTCTATTATACCTGTATTATCACAAGGTAAACCTGTTAAACAATCTATGTACTCTGTTATAATTAAGGTATCTGTTGTACTTATATACAAAGTATCAACAATATCAATATAAAGAGTGTCAGTAATAAATATAGTATCACCCATATTGTATATATCACACTCCTCAATAGTAGTTGGAGTAGCCTCTTGCTCATCAGCACCATCAACACAGTCAAGCCAACCGTCATTAAGATAAAACAAACCATTTTGACCATTTGGAACACAGCCATTAGGGCTATACTGAGTCCAATTACTTTCATCATCACCACAATAAAAGCCATTTTGCTCAACGCATAACTCACAATTTGTTTGTGTAAAAGCATAACTAAAGATAAAAAACAAAAATACTAATTTTTTCATAATCAAAATATTAAATAGTTAAATCCTAATTTACACTCATAGATAGGCTTCTCCCAATATCTTAAATATGTACCCTCTATAAATATTCCTAATGATTTTGTAATTTTCCAACCTGTAACTAAACCTAAATCTAAATCTATAGGTATCTGCTCGTATTCATAACTAAAATCACTTAAACCATAATGATAAGGCATTACGTTAACCCAACTTAATAACCAAAAATCATTACTATACTTATAATATGACGCTCCAAGCACCGCAGAAAGCTCATAGACGTTACCTAAAGCGTTTATTTCGTTTCTGTTATACTCTGCTATAGCTGAGCCAAAATAATGCTTAAAAAACTCATCATTTGAAGTAGCTAGTAATTCACCATTTTTAAACCAATGGAAACGGCCATTAATAAACTGACTACTATAACCAAAGTCATTAGCTAAATCAAAAAATGTTTGTTCACCAACTTCCCAAGTTTCTTCAATAGGATTATATCCGTACACTTTGTGACTTCTACCACAAATACCCATAGTAAAATCCCAACGCCCCTTGTTTATTCTGTGTCTAGTGTCAAATGATGTGAACTGTAAATCTCTCGCTTCATCATTTTTAACTTGTATTTTTGTTACTCCATTATGCCCTAAATATCTAATCCAAAAATCTTGATTAGTAAATTTCTCAGACCTATTACGGATAAAAGAGTAATTAAGAAGATACTCCCACCCACTAGAATTACCAATAGTAGTATTATCGCTGTAGCTCTGCTCATCACCATAGTACCAAGTTTTAATTTTTTGTTCAAAATCAAACCTAGCAATCTTGCGTATTCCAATAGTAAAGTTGTAATCGTATTCATTAATTTGAGTAGTTTCTTCATATCCTTTATTTATTGCTCTATAATCTTCATCTTCTACCATGCTAGTATTCATACTCATAGAAGTATAAAAAGTAGCATATTTAAAAAATTGAGCATTACAAGTAGATAAACCAAATACTACTATAATCAGTAAAGCGTAGATATATCTAGAAGCGTCCATTATAATACCTTTGTATAAGCGTAAGTAACATAAACCTCTAAAGTCAAATCACCATTAAAAGCTCCATTAGAATACAACATAAAAGGTTTATTTAAAAGAGAAGAAGCACAAGTACCACCTGAGAGGGGGTCGCTTGTTAAACTCCAAGATGTATCACTTATTTTGCCGTTCATAAAATCCCTAATATATTTATAATAAGATGTAGTGCTTGAAGTATTATAAGTTAAATACAAATCATTACTAGAAGATTCAGCAGTAGAAGTGTAATTACAAAGTATTGTTACATTAAAAACTGTAATCATATAACCACTTAAAGCCCCTACTAATGTTTTAGGATTAGAATTTAAGTCTTGATACTCTGCGTTACTTACTGAAATTTTATCAGTTTGTAATAAATATTTAGCGTCTATTTTTTTACTTGTTCCTGCACTACTACCTGTAGTATCAGAAGTATCTACAACCATAAATAAATCTCCGCTACCTACTTGTTCTGTTAGGGCTGTCTTGTCTGTTAATCTTTGTCCTGCCATTTTGTTTTAAATAAGTTTTTAATTTAGTTATATTTTTTTGTCTTTCTTTGACTTTTTGTTTAGTTATCATATTAACAACAAATAGTTATATCAGCTCCTTGTAAAAAGGATTTAGTTTTATTGCTCATAGGTGCTGTATCAAGATTTAACCCTGCGTAATAATTCTGAGTTGTAGGGTTAAGGTCTGCTCCTGTATTGCTAGTGTACTCAGGAAAACTAGATGTGTTGTTTTGTATATAGTCTATTAGTCTTTCTCTATAAAACTCACCTTGATCCATACTAGCATTTATAAGTGGCTTTAATTCGTCATGGCTTACAGTACCTCCTTGTTCACTTGACATTGTTACAACTGCATTATTAACCATTCTTAAACGTAAAAAAGGTAATACAGTAGCAAAAGCAAACTGTACTAAAGCAGGTTGTATATAGGTTTGTAGTAAAGTTAAATAGTTACCTGTTAAACTACTACCCTGAATGTCAGAAATTAACTTGTTTGTTAAATCAGTGCCTAGTATTGGTAGTATGTATCTATCTTGAGCCATAAGAATATAAGGCAGTAAAAGGTTATCATCTACTGAACCACCCAAAGATGAATCTCTTTTTAGTCTATCTGTACTTATAAATAATGTATGTTGTATTGCCATATTTTAATTTTATTTTGCACCTGGATACGCCCCTTGATTAGGCATGTTTACAGGTGCTATTTTACTATCTTTAATTCCTTTAGGGTTCCTAACATAACTTTTAGGTATGCTGTTTACTTTAGTGTAGTCATTGTCTAAACTTTGACCATCCCTTAATTCAGTACCTTTTTTAAGTCTATATAATATCTCATTCCATTTGTGACGGCAATAAATCCCTCCTTTAAACTTGAAAAGGTCATATTTTTTCCCCTTATGTCCTAATTGTCTATTTACTCCTGCTTGACTTGCTTTGTCAATATCCTCAATTCTATAAACAAAACCACCTCTGCTTAATCTCATCATATTTTCACAAAAAGCTCTTGAGCTACCTGTTTTCTTTGGCTTCCTAGAACCTACTGCATACTTAAATCTAACTCTGTATATAGACTTGTCTAAATAACTAAATTTATCTTCATTTGATTTTATTTCATTAACCGCAAAATTCTCTTTCTTTTGTATTAATCTATTAGCCCAATCTTCGTAGCTCTCCTCATTTCCTTGTTCTCTTTCATCTACTATCTCCCACTCTTCGCTATCTATTTGCTGCCCTTCTAAATTATCTAATATTCCGTTAAAGCCTTCATCATTTAATTCAGTTAGCTCCTCAACGTTTTTTATTTCTTCAACTTTTCTTTTTGCCCAATTAAAGCCACCTTCACCGCCCCAAAGTAACCATGCTATTTTTCCTGCACTTGGGTAGCCTTCACTTCCTTTTTCAAAACCTTTTCCACTCTTTACTGATTTTTCGTGTCTGCTAAAAAATGAGTACATTCTTTTAATTGTGTCAATAGACAAATTTTTTCCATTCATTATATCCCTTGCTCTCGCAACACCAACCTCTGTCCCACCTCTACCGTATTCTTTTCGCATTTCAAGACCTTTTTTAGCCTCTCTCATCATTTGCTTTGTTGGCTTTCTGTCTATATCATCAAGAGCTTTAAATTCTTTTTTTATTGGCTCACCCTCATTACCTGTATCTATTCCCTCTTTCTCTTGTTCAGCTTCGTCTAATTTACCAACATTACTAATATCAATGAAATCAGCGGGTTTAAGCGTTTTAAAGTATAAATCAAGGTCTATGTCATTAGCGTGAAATATTGGATCTAAGCCGCTTAAAAGCGTGTTTTGGAAAGGTTTAATAACTGTATTGTTAAATAGCGAATAAGAATCTCTTAATTCATCAGCATTATTACCAAAGCCTGAACCATCACCTTTTACACCAAATAATAAAGGGCTTGTAACTCTATGTCCTGTTAAAACTTTTCTAGTTGTTTCAGTAGATAAGAATTGATAACTATCGCTATTGTCATTAGCATTAATTGGTACTATTTCAGGAGCAGTATCTTTACCGTCATTAAAGGTTAATAGTATTTTACCTGCATTACCACTACCACCAAATTTAGCGTTTATTTGTCTTTCTATTGTTCTTCTTTCTTCTCTTGTTGGTATTCCGTTTGCCATATTAATAGCCATACTAGGGAACATGCCTGATTTTATATTAGATAAATGAAATTGTGCAATTTCCATATCTAACTGAATATAGCTAGTAGAACCTTGATAGTCAGGCGTAGCGTAATAATGGCTACCTGGAGAATAATCTTTTATACATAATACTTGGTTAGCGTCTGTCCTATCTTTTAAATCAAAAGCCCTGTAGTATCTAGGCTTATGTTTTCTAGTATTAGTCCAATCAGCACTATAAAAGTACTCATTCACTTTACCATAAGCGTCAGATTTACCGCTTCTCATATATTGAGCAGGTATATGTCTGAATTCAATTATCTTTGTTCTAGGTCTATTCCATATTGCATTAACATAACACATACCAAATAGCTTTAAATCAAATGCTAAACATTTTAAAGTATCTTTTGGAGAATTATGTAATAAACTATTTAAAACTAACCAACTTTCTTTTTTAGCTTCACTTTCTTGTCTGTCAGTAGCGTCTAAACCCTCACCATAAATCATAGAACTAACGCCTTTTATAATTGCGTTGTTTATACTACTACCATTGTATAGTTCTAATAAGTATTGTGGATATAGGTTATCGTCACCAAATTGTATCCAATCTTTGTTATTTTGTTCGGTGATAGTAGGCAGATTATATTCTGCTAAATGTATTACTGATATGTTGTCTTTC